GCATCACGTTAGTTTCCGCAACTCTGACTCAGGCGGTTTCCATTGGCCCGTCCGACCCCGAAACCGACCGCCATCAAGGCCGCTGAGGGCAACCGAGGCAAGCGCAAACCCCGAAACGAACCCCGTCCCCGTCCCGTTCTCCCGCCCGTCCCCGCCTTCGTCGCCGAAGACCCCATCGCCCTCGCCTACTGGAAACAGTACGAGCCCCTGCTCGACCGCATGGGCGTTCTGACTGAAGTCGACGGCCTCGCGTTCGGCAGCATGTGCGTCGAAGCCGCAACCTACACGCTCGCCTGTCGCAAGATCGCCGAATCCGACCACGTCCAGAAGGCTTCGACCGGCTGGGAGCAGCCCTCGTCCTGGCTCACGGTGCGGCAGAAGGCGCTCAAGAACCTCGAATCGCTCGCCGCCCGCTTTGGATTGACCCCCGCCGACCGCACGAAGATAGAGGTGAGACCGCCGGATGCCAAGGAAACCGACCCGGTCGCGGAAGTCATCGCTATCACGTCTCGGAAGGCAGCGCGCTGACGCCGTAATCCGCTTCATCGAAGGCGCCTGCGTGCACACGAAAGGGCGCTGGGCCGGGCTCCCGTTCCTGCTCACGCCCTGGGAACGGCGCTTCATCGAGGACGTGTTCGGCAACGTGGACCCGAAGTCGGGCATGCGCCGGACCCGGACCGCGTTTCTGGAGATCGGCCGCAAGAACGGCAAGTCCGAACTGTGCGCCGCGCTGGCCCTCTACATGCTCATCGCCGACGGTGAGGAATCGCCCGAGGTCTACGGCGCGGCCTGTGACCGCGACCAAGCCTCGCTCGTCTTCAACGTGGCGGCGCAAATGGTGCAGCGGAACGAGTATCTGCGCAGCCGCTGCAAGGTCATCCACTCGACCAAGCGCATCATCTGTGCCGACAACGGCGGCGTCTACCGGGCCATTCCCGCCGACGCCGGCGGGGCGATGGGCTACAACTCGTCCTGCAACGTGGTAGACGAACTGCACGTGCAGAAGGACCGCCACCTGCTCGACGCCCTGACGACTTCGATGGGCGCCCGGCAGCAGCCCCTGACCATCGCCATCACGACCGCGGGCTTCGACCGGTCCAGCATCTGTTACGAGATCTACGACTACGCCCGCAAAGTGAACAAGGGCACGATCCGCGACCGCACCTTCGTCGGGCACATCTACGAACTCCCCGACGGCACCGACTTCGAGACCGTCGCCGCCGACGAGTCCCTGTGGAAGCTGGCGAACCCCTCGCTCGAATCCGAGGACGGCGGCTGGCTCCGCTACGAGGACTTGCGCCTGGAGTTCGAGCGCGCCAAGCACATGCCACAGGCGCAGAACACTGTGATGCGCCTGCACATGAACACCTGGACGCAGGCCGAGTCGCGTTGGTTCAGCCGCGGCGGCTGGGATGCCTGCGGCGGCATCGTCGTCGAGGAACGGCTCAAGGGCCAGCCCTGTTTCGCGGGCCTCGACCTGGGCAGCACTTCGGACTTCACCGCGCTGGCGCTCGTCTTTCCGCGCGACGGTGAGACCGGCGACGGCTACGACCTCGTGATGCGCTTCTGGCTGCCCGAGGCCGCGTTCGACAAGCAGACCTATTCCGGCATGCGCGACCAGCTCGACGAGTGGCGGCGCGAGGGTGCGCTGATTGTCACCCCCGGCGACGTGCTCGACTACCGCGCCGTGCAGTCCGAGGTCGAGAAGCTGGCCGCGTACTACGACGTCCGCGAGATCGGCTTTGACCCCTGGCACGCGACGCAGCTTGCCGTGGAACTGGGCGAGTCCCTGGGCGAGGACATCATGGTACCCGTCCGGCAAGGCTTCCGCACCCTGAGCGCGCCCTCGAAGATGCTTGAGACCCTTGTCGGTCGCGGCATCGACGGCCTGAACCACGGCGGTCACCCAGTCCTGCGCTGGATGGCGGACAACGTCGTGGCCGAGGTCAATGCTGATGAGGGGCTGAAGCCGAGCCGTAAGAAGTCCACGCAACGTATCGACGGCATCGCCGCCCTAGTTACCGCTCTAGAGCGCGCGATGGTCGCTGAGGAACCGTCCCAAGTACTCGCAATCGCATTCGACTGACCCCGAGGTGAACGGAATGACAGATGGCTAGATGGCCGTGGTCGAAGGATCGCGAGGGGTCACAGGAGCAGCGTACGTCCGTGGACTTCACGGCGTTCTCGGACAAGTTCTCATCGACGCCCAACACGTTCTCCGGCGTCAACGTTGACCGCGACGTGGCGATGACACTGCCCGCCGTCTGGCGCTGTATCAGCCTGAACTCCGAAACGATTGCCAGCCTGCCCGTCGACTCGTTCCGCAAGGAGGGCAAGCGCCGCGTCGCCACCCCGGCCCCGTTCTGGCTCGAAAGGCCGAACGACGAGTACACCTGGGCCGAGATGATCCAAGAGGTGCAGGTGGGCCTAGAGCGCGACGAGAACGCCTACCTGCTCAAGGTATCGACCGCCTCTGGGCGCCTGTTCGAGCTCTGGCACCTCGCCCCGCACGCGGTCACGCCCGAGCGCCTCAACGGCAGCAGTGGACCCATCGTCTACAAGGTCGCCACGAACGCCGGTATCGAGACATTACCGGCGAACGCCATCCTGCACATCAAGGGTCTGACCATGCCGCGAGAACTCAAAGGGCTCTCGCGCATCGCCAGCGCCCAGAACGCCATCGGGCAGGGTCTCGCCGCCGCCGAGTTCGGCCAACGATTCTTCGGTGACGGCGCGCACCTCTCGGGAGTGGTGACGGCTCCGGGCAAGGTCGAGCAGCCCGTCGTCGAGTCCATCCAGAAGATGTTCACCAAGCGGCACGGCGGCATCTCCAAGAGCCATGCCCTGGGCGTGCTCACCGGCGGCGCCACATGGACCCCGCTCTCGGTCAAGCCCGAGGAGAGCCAGTTCCTCCAGACTCAGGAATGGACCGCCGCGCAGATCGCCTACATGTTCGGCATCCCGCCGCACTACGTGACCAACGTCGACGGCGCCAAGGGCTTCGTGACCTCCATCGTCGAGTCCAAGTTGCTGTGGCTGACCACCGGCCTACAGCCGCGCATCGTCCGTCTGGAGCGCGCCTTCTCGTCGCTGCTCCCGCCCGGCCAGTACATCAAGTTCAACCTCGACGCATTCCTACGCCCGACCCCGCAGGAGCGCGCCGACTTCTACGGCAAGATGGCCGCCGTCATGGGCCTGACCCCTGACGAAATCCGCGCCCTTGAAGACCTCGACCCGCTGCCGGACGGCATGGGAGAGAAGCCGCTCCAGTCCGTGCAGTACGTGTGGCCCGAGACATCCCCGGAGGTAGTCCAGTGAAAGAGACCCGCATCGTATCCGCACCCGTTGAGGTGCGCGGCGAGGGGGAAGGCACCGCCACCATCGCCGGGTATGCGTGCCTATACAACCAACCGTATGAGGTCTGGGGCTTCCGCGAGATCGTCGCCCCCGGCGCCTTCACCAAGACCTTGAAAGAGCGCGGCGGCTATGACACCGCCGTAGTCTGGTCCCACGACGCCGACCGCGTCCTGGGCACCGTCGAGTCCGACACCGCCCGCGTCTTCTCCGACGACGACGGCCTGCGCTACGAGGCCGACCTAGACCTGCTCGACCCCGACGGCATGAGCGCCTTCCGCAAGATCACGACAGGCAAGGTGCGCCAGTCCTCGTTCAGCTTCGAGATCATCCGCGACGAGTGGGAGTACCCCGAGTCCGAAGAGAACTCCCGCGAGCTCCCGGTCCGAACCATCCACGAGGTCCGACTCTGGGAGTGCTCCCCCTGCCTGTGGGGCGCCAACCCCGAGACCGTCGTCGATGTCGCCCGCGCCGCCCGCTCACTGGCCGTCGCCGCCGACGTTGACGAAGCCGCCGCCGCCGAGGCGCTGGCACAGCACGACCTCTCCACCCTGAAAACAACGGGCATCGAGCCCGAGTCACGCGAAGACGCCACCGAGACGCCGGATGACGCGCCGCCCGAAGGGGCACCCGTCGCCACCTCTCCGCCGGAGCCCGCTCGCAAGTTCCGTCCCGTCCTTCCTATCTAAGGAAACCACATGGACTACACGAGCATCACCAAGGCGCACGAGGACTACCGACGCGCCATCGAAATCGGCAGGGACGAGAACCTGCCCGAAGAGACCCGCACCAAGGCTCTGACCGACGCCGTCGAGATGCGCCGCGTCATCGACGAGGCCGTGGCCGAACTGGTCAAGTCCAAGGAAGAGGACGACGCCCGCGCCAAGACCGAGGCCGTCATCCACGCCGATCCCGTCGTGGCGCTCGCCAACGAAAAGCGCGCCTTCAACCAGACCATCATCGACATCGCCGACGGCAAGCGCCAGAACATGACGCTGACCGCGGACGCTCCCGAGATGCGTACCGACTACCCGATGACCACGACCGAAGCCTCGACGGTGTACTCCTCGTATAACGTCAAGACCGAACTGTGGAATGCCATCGAGTGGCACGAGAACGCCGAATCGGCAGTCAAGCGCGCCGGCCCGAAGGTTCTGCGTACGGCCGGCGACCACACCATCTACATCCCCGTTCTCGGCACCGACGCCGTGGCCGACACCACGCCCGGCTCTGAGAACACCGCCCCGACCCACGCCATGTATCCCGTGTTCACCCGCGAGCAGCTCGACAGCTACCGGGTGCAGGGCTTCATGACCGTTTCCGAAGAGATGCTCCGCACCCCGGACTATCCCTTCTTCGACGTTCTGACCGAGGTTGCTGCCCGCGCGCTCGCCGTGCAGGAAGCCACCTATCTGGCCCGCGGCACCGGCTCCTCGCAGCCCGACGGCCTCTACTACGTCGGCACCAGCGCCGCCACCTGCGGTTCGGCCTCGACGTTCACCTATCCCGAGCTCGTCAAGCTCTACTTCGGCCCGACTGAGGGCGTCAGGAATCGCGGCCAGTGGTTCCTTTCGACCTACGCCATGATCGAGCTGTTCAGCATGGTCAACGGCGAGGGTTCGCCGATCATCCAGCCGAGTCCCGTTGCCGGAGCCAGCGACACGCTGTTCGGCAAGCCCCTCCACGAAGAGGCATACCTCGTCGCCAGCACCATCACCACGGGCGAGAAGCACGTCTTCTTCGGCGACATCTCCAAGCTCTGGGTCCGCTACGCGGGCGGCATCGACATCGGTGCCAGCCGCGAGATGAGATTTAATGAGTGGGAGGTAGTTATCAGGGCCGCCCTCTGGATGGACTGTTGCATGCCCGACAGCACCGGCATGTACTACCTGACTCAGGGCTGATCCTAGCCTGATCGCACGCACCGGGGCGGTGGCGCTACTGCCGCCCCGGTGACACCCGTACCCGCACCCACGGCTTGAGGTCGTGCGTGCGTAGGAGGTAGCCCCATGGCTAACCCCATCAACTGGCGCATCCCCGCATACGACATCCCCGGCGGCGCCGCGAACTCGACCGGCGCCATCTCCACCGACGTGGCGAGTCAGGTCATGGGTTGGCGCTCGTACACCTCGAGCGCCGCCGTCACCGGATCGTCTTACGGCGGCCGTTTCCAGCACTACATTCAGGGCGCGCAGGGCTCGGGCGCCGCGCTGCGTACCTACGCGCTCGTCAAGGGCGTAGCGGCTGGTTCGCTGTACGGCCTTGAGGCCACCGCCGAGATCATGTCCACGACCAGTTCATCGGTCGACGACGAGATTTACGCCATGATCGGCACCCTTGACATCAACCTCGACTGCTCGACGAGTCAGGTGGCCGCTCTCAACCTCGTCATCGACGTCGCCAGTGGCAAGACGCTCAGCACGACCACGGCCGCGTTCATCAAGTTCGACCAGGTCGGCTCCGGCACGCAGAGTGCCGGCAACGTCTTCTACTTCGCCGACACAATCGGCACGGAGTCTGACACGGCGCTGGTCACGACCCGCAAGGCCGACGCGACCACCACGCACGCTATCAAGTGCAACGCGGCCGGGACGACCCTCTGGATCATGGCGACCACCGACACGCCGGCCAACTAAGACGCATTGCACGGGGGCGCGGGCATCGGACCCGCGCCCCCGATAGGAGGGGGCTCCGCTTGAGTTGCAATCACTGCGGCGGCTGCTGCAAGTACGTGGCGCTGGACATCCGGCCCGAGAGCGTCCTGTGGATGGAGCTCCACGGCATCCCGCTATCGGACGATGCGCGCGGCGGCAAGCAAATCGTGATCGGCGCGAAGTGCAAATGGCGCGACGATGAAACGCAACGCTGCACCAACTACGAGGAGCGGCCGGAAGTATGCCGCCGCTTCCTGTGTGAAACGGGAGGGGAGACGCATGGCAATCAATCGTGAGGCAATCGAGGAACGCAAGTCCGGACTGATGGCCGAACTGCACGCCATCGGCGGCGCGCTTCAGGACTGCGACTACTGGCTCGCCAAACTCGATGAGGGCGAGAACGGCATCCCGCTCGAAGACCTCATCCCCGGCGCCGTCGTCGAGGAAGTCGTCACCACCGAAGACATGGAGATCACCGAATGAGAATCCGAATCCTCGAAGTCCGCGAACTGATGCGGAACCGAGTCGTGGACGGACAGGCCATCGTCCCGTTCGCCATCATCGAGTGTCCCGACGACCTCGCCCGCAAGTGGATCGACGAGGAAGTAGCCGAGGTCGTGCGCGACAAGCCGACGACCGTCGAGACCGCGGCCGTGGCGCCGCCGCAGAACGCAGCCAAGAGAACCGGCCGGGCCAAGCCTCGCCGCAAGAGCCAGTAAGCGACCGCACGAAAGGCGGTGTAGACCAGTGGCAATCGCCAGAAAAGGGACGCTGACCACGTCTCACAACGCAATCACAGGCACCGCCACCTCTGCGGCTATCGAGATGGCCGGATGGGACGCCCTCTACTGCGCGGTGACGCTCTCCACAACGGGGCAGTGGACGATCTCGCTCACCGGCTGCGACACGCTCGCCGGCACGTACCTCGACATGGTCGGCCAGTCGATGACCTTCTCGGCCAGCGGCATCTACACCTTCACCGGCCTGCCCGACTTCGTCAAGATCGTCGCCACTGAGGACTCCGGCAGCGCCGCCTGCACCGTCCAGACCATGCCCGTCGTCAGCACCGGCTCAGCGACCGGGAGTGAGATCAACCTCGACACCTCCGGCCACATCCAGGTCGATGTCGCGTCCACCACCGGAACCGCCAACGTCGCCGTCGTCTCGTCCGCCACGACCCTCCCCGCCGAGACCGTCGTCGCGGGCGCATCCTCCGTCCTCGGCAAGATCGGCACCATTCCCGCCACGACCGGCTACATCTTCGCCGCCTGCAACGCATCCGGCGCGAACTACTCTCGCGTCGACTGGCGCTACAAATCGGACAACGCCCACACCCGGCAGATGTACCGGGCGCGCAGCAACGTCCTGTCCGGCACCCTCACCTTCGCCGACGCCGATCCCGTAGAGAACGGCGACACCTTCGTCCTCAACGGCCTCACGTTCACGGCCGTCACCTCTGGCGCCGTCGCGGCCAGCCACGAGTACAACATGGGCGCTGACAACGCCGCCGCCGCCGCAGCTTGCGCCGCACTGCTGATTACCGCCAATGGCGTACCGGGCCTCACCGCCGCCACCGTCACGACTCCAGCGGGGACCGACGTCATCACCCTCACCTCGGGCACCAATACCGTCTTGCAGTTCTCGCAGGGCACGAGCGGTGCCGCCGAGATCGCCTGGGCCGACACCACGCTCGCTAGCCTCATCGAGCACGGCTCCGCCACCACAGCCGTCGCCGCGATCACGACCACGTCTGGAAAGCACTACGAGCAATACGTCGACGGCTGGCCGTGGCTCTTCTACGGGCTGACCAATACCGACGGCGACGCTGCCACGGTCGTCGTGGGCGCGACTCTGTACCTCTAAATGGCACTCGTCCTTGACAGACGCAACCGAGAACCCTCCACCAGCGACAGCGAACGCTGGCTCGACTGGGCCACGCGCAAGGGCTACCTCCAGCCCGTCCAGCCCACCACCCGCACCGGCTTCATCGAATACGGCCCCGGTGCCCTCTTCCTGCCTGCCCAGACTAACTACGTCACAAACCCTACGGCGGCGACGACGGGATGGACCGGGCTCTCCGGCCTCACGGTGACAAGAGAGACCACGGCCCCAGTTGCGTTTCCTCCGGGTATCTCGACCTGTTGCAAGATTGTCCACGGGGCGGTCGACTACGGTGCCTTCCAGCTTATTCCTAAGTTTGCGGTGGTGGCGGGAGAGGTCTACACGGGTTCGGCGTTTGTTCATATGTCGGAGGAGTTGACCACAGACCGCATATACGTCGCCTTCCGCACCTACTTAGGGGCCGACGTGAAGCGGGACTGGTATCTGATCGCCGCCTATGTTTCCGACCCGAATACCTCCTTTGCCCGTATCTCCAAGTCAGTGACCATCGCCGCCGACGAAGACGGTCTGGAGTTCTCGTGCTGGACCGACACCGGAACGTCCACTGGCTACGTCACCGGCTTCATGGTCGAAAAATCCGCCGTCCTCACCCCCTACTTCGACGGCTCCACCCATGACTGTGTCTGGACGGGGGCGGCGAATGCGAGCACGTCAACGCGGGCGGGCTCTGACTTGCAGGTTAGCACGGGACTTCCGTCAGGACTGCAAACCGCCGGTACTTTTGCTGGGAGATTGGTCCCGCTCTGGGCAGCTAACGACGGAGCGTTCCATAGCTGCGGAATACTGTGGGCCGATGCGAACGGCAGCATCAGTTTCTACAAAGCAAGCACCAATTTCTGGACTGTGTCCTGCCGGGGCGGAGGCGCGTCAAACACCACCACGATATCGGCGGGAGCGTCTGCCGCTGGCACCGCCCATGTTGTGACGGCCCGCTGGACTCAGGGCGGTGCGGGCACAATAGACCTCATGGTAGATGGGACCGCCGCAGCGCAGGGCGCCCAAGCCAAGACGCTCGCTGCGCCTACCACGTTCTATATCGGTCGGTATCAGGACGGGACACAGCCCGTGCAAGCGTACCTCGGACCTATCGCAGTCTGCCCCGCCCGCATCACCGACGCCGAGACCGCCCTCCTCTCCACCATGCTCACCGCTGGATGCACCGGGGCATGCCTAGCCAAATGGTTCCGCGACAAGTCCTACGTGAACACCCTCATCATTCCCCTTGAGGGAAGCTGTACGGCATTTCGGGTCGTGGCGTGATGGGCGGTTGGAATAACGGCATCTACTTTCCATCAGTCCAGTCCGTAGACCACGACACCTACGCCAGCACCACATTCTTCGGCTGCAAGGAACTGGCCCCGAAGGAATACGCCGACAAAGCCACCGGCCCCGTCACCGTCCTCTACCGGAAGATAGCCCCGGTCATGGGCACGGGCAAGGACGCGGGCAAGGTCATCACCGAGGCCAAGATCGAGCTGGTGCCGGAGAAGGACGCGGGGGCGTTTCTGGCGTCGGTTGCGGTGATCGCTGAGGAACCTGTTGAGAAGCCGATTGATGACCTGAAGGAGGTGGCGGGATGACCGCTCCGTGTGTGATCAACGCGGGCACCATAATCGAGGATTTCGCCGCCGTCACAGGCTGGACCCAAGACTCGACCCTCTATGCCCCCGCTCTCTCACACCTATCGCTGACAGACGGTGGGCACTCCGTGTCGGTACAACCCAAGATCGCCGCCGCTATCGTTACCGGCTACATGGAGAAGACCATCGCCCTCGACGCCTCCGCTCTGTCGAGCTGCATGGTGCTCGACCTGTGGGCTGGAGAGGACAACGCCATTCTCTTCACCAACGGCGCGAGAGTGACCATCACCCTCTCTTCGACGGCCGACTACTCAAAGAACTTCTCGTGGCAGTCCGGGTACCTGTCCTCGGGTTGGAACCGGTTGATGGTCGGAGACACGATGTGGACCAACACCGGGACCGACTCGTGGGCGAACACGATGATACGTCTGCGAATCGGTATTACCACCTACTATTCGGGGCAGATCGCCACCCTGGTATTCGACCAGCTACGCGGCGGGGTCATCAATACCCCTGTCGTCATCTGGCAGTTTGACGACTGCTACGCCTCTCAATACACCGAGGCGTTCCCGTACCTCGAAGCCAACAACATGCAGGGGACTCTATTCCCGATCGTTGACCAGATGGACACGACCGGCTATCTGACAACGGCGCAAATCAAAGAGATGCACGCGGCGGGCTGGTACGTCGGCAACCACACAAACAGCCATACCAACCTCCGCACCCTCAGCGACGACGGTATCCTCGACGAACTAGAGACGGCTCAGAACTGGTTGCAATCCAACGGTCTAGGAAACCCCGGACACATAACCTACCCTGGCAGTAACCACGACGCCAGAGTCGTAGGGATTGTCAAAGACGCCGGGTATCTGACGGCGGCTATAGCTGGCACCAACGCCGCTCAGCCGATAGTCAACCCATACGAGATCGTTGTCCGGCAACTCGCATATACGACCTCCCTGGCGACCGCCAAGACCTACATCGATGACGCTATCGACGCCGGAGCCTGTGTCCACATCCTCCTGCACGACATTCTGGCGACCGCCGACTCGTCTCTAGAGTGGACGATAGACGATTTCGAGGACTTGGTGGACTACGTCGCCACGAAGGTTGCGGCGGGGCTGATCACGCCGATGACGAGAGACGAGTGGTACGCCTTTGCGACGGACGACGCCGCCGACCTCGCCCTCTTCACCGTCGCCGAGGCTCGCGCCTTCGCCAACGCCGTGCTCGCCAACACGACCGACTACGCGACTGCGGCGATCACTGACAAGGCGGATGAAATCCTCGAACGCTTCGAGCGCCGTTGCGGCGTCCGCTTCGTCCCCGCCTCCGTCACCGAGACCCTGTCGGGCGATGGCACCAGCACCCTCTACCTCGGCCAGCACAATCCCGTGCTGGAGCGCCCGCGCAGGCCCGTGGTCGTGTCCGCCGTCACGGTCGACGGCACGGCCCTGACCGCGACCGAACTGCTGGAAGTCTTCTGCGACTGCGACGGCATGATGCACCGCAACGGCTCATACTGGCCAGCAACTGAACCACATAACGTCGTGGTCACGTACACGGTCGGCTGGGCGACGGTGCCGTACGAGATCAAGCGCGCGGCCCTGATGGTCTGCGTGAACGAGATGCCGACCAACAACTGGTCCGACCGCGCTACCAGCGTCAGCGACGGCGTCCTGAACGCGCAACTGCTGACCGAAGGCGTACGCGGCGCCGTGTCCTCGATCCCCGCCGTCAACGACACCCTGAAAACGTATGACGAACGCGGCCTCGGGATCGCCTGATGGCCGCGACCGCTTCAATCGGCGAGTTCCTTGACGAACTCAAGATCGACCTCGACGCCATCACCCCCGGCCTCGACGGCGTACGGGTCTTCACCGCGCCCGTAGACGAGAAGGTAGAAGGCGGCGAGGCCATCCTACTCGGGCACGAGGCAATCACCGCAGAATGGCGCATGCAGGGTCCAGACACCATCGCCGAGCACTACTCGGTTCCCTGCCGCCTGCTCTGCTTCAAGCCCGGCGGCACGAACATCGCCACCACCGGCAAGGCGAGCGAGACGCAGGTGAGCGCCGCACGCGACCGGGCGCTCGCCATCCTGCACATCCTCTACGACCAGAGCTACACCGACCACCATGCCTCAAGCACGGTCGAGGACTGGAATATCACCGGCGTCACCATCGACCAGGCACCCTACGAACAGGGCAGCACCGCCGGCCGAATCTGCGCCGTGACCTTCACCATTGAAGTCTCCGCCATGTTTACCCCAGCGTAACGAGGAGCCCCCGCATGCCCGCCAAGCCAAAGCCCCAACAGGGTCGATTCCGCACGCTCGTCGACAACCTGAGCCACGACAAGCACAACCACCGCGTCGGCTCCGTCGTCGACTGCCTGCCGGAGAAGTCCGTGGAGTGGATGCTGGCCTGCGGCTGGATCGAGCCAACTACCGAGGAAGCCAACGAAGCCGAGGAGGTGACCGAGCATGACGATTAGACCAGCCAGCCGCAAAGACGCGCAGGTACTCTTCGGCGGCTATGACTGCTCAAGCGCCCTGGAGATCGTCACCTTCAAGGAAACCGCCGCGCTCGACATCTTCAAACCGCTCGGCAGCGCCTACCAGACCGCGTACGACACCGGGGGCCGCTCCTGCGAAGTGACCGCGCTCGGCATCGCGGACGGCAACAACACCAGCCTCTCGACCCTCACCGGCACCAACTCAGTCGCCACCATCAAGTTCGACTCCGACGTACTCGCCCGCCGCTGCCGCTGCTTCCGCACCGCGCTCCTGTCCGAGGCCGAGGTCATCACCGCCGACGGGGCCATGACCCGCGTGCAGTCTGGGGTCGCTGTCACGGGCGAGTTCAACAATGGCTACATCGTCGCGCCGCTCACCGCCCGCACCGACTCCGGCAACACCGACGCCGACGACGCCGACATGGGCAACACCACGTCTGCCGGTCTCGGGCACATGTTCCTGCATGTTACGGCCATCGCCCTGGGCGGCTACGCGAACTGCCTCATCACCCTGCGCAACTCCGACGACGCGACCACCTGGGCAGACCACACCGCCTTTACCGCCGTCACCGCCATCGGAGCCGAGTTCAAGACACCCGTCGCACAGGTGGAGCGGTACACGTCCGTCTCCTGGCTCTGGCAAGGCGGCACGCCCAGCGGCGGGCACAGCATCACGTTCAGCGTCGCGTACGCGCGCGACTAAGCACCACGAACGGCCCCCGATGGGGTCCACCTACCCCCACTAAGGAGGGGCTATGGCAATCGTTCCCTGGAGCGCCAAAGACTCGACGCTCACCTACAACTCGACCGACCTGAGCGCTTGGGTCACGGCGCCGCCGAACCTCAAGTTCAGCGCCGGGATGAACACCTGGACGCCGATGGGCTCCGCGTACCCGACCGCCTTCGACTCGGGCCAGCGCGCCCTCGACGCCATCCAAGCGACGTTCGTCTATGACGGCGCCGCTGCGGCACCGAACGTGAAGTGCGCGCTGGCGACCAGTGCGACCCTCACCATCGTGCTCGGCACCGGCCACTCATGCGCCTGCACCGCCATCGTCGCCGACCAGGAAGTGCAGATCACCGAGACGGCGTCCCTGCTCGTGGTCACGTTCCAGCCTTCGGGCACGATCACGTGGGACTTGGCGACCTGAGCCATGTCGGTCTCGGTCTCCGTTGACGTAGACATCAAGCTCCTGCAGGCCACGATCCGCGACACGCAATCGAGCCTGCGCGAGACCGAGCTATCGAAAGCGTTTGAGCGCGGGGCGAAACTCGTCATCGACGAGCGAATCTCGCTCATCAACCGCGAAGGCACGAACAGGACCGGCCACTTCGCCAAAGCCGGGAAAACGTACCGCAGAGCCGGGAAGGGTATCGCCGCCCTTCCCGGCTCCCATGACAAGAAGGACTACATCGGCGTACATGAGTTCGGCGGCATGATTCCGCGCCACCAGGGCAAGGCACCACACCAGAGATTCACCATGCACCGGCCACCCGCCACGGAGTTCGGCCTCGGCAGTTACTACCTCTATCCGGCCTTCGAGAAGAAGAAGGACGAGATCGTGGACGAGGTCCGCAAGGAAATACAGAACATCCTAAACGATCACAGCCTCGGCGACATCTCTGGCTACTCGACCCGCTACTAGAACCGCTCCCGAGGGGGACCAATGCTTTCACCCGACAAGCTCAATGCGTGGGAAGTCATCATCCTCGAACGCGCCACGGGCACGCACATGACCACGCTCGTCGGCTCGACCAATGACGACGGCGAGGCAGACGTCGGCATGGACGTGGTCGCGGGCCTGAAATGGCTAGAGGCCATCCGCAATGGTGAGGCCGATCTACCCGCCCCCTTCGCTGCCGTTCCCGCCTTCCAGAAGTGGTGCGAGTCGCAGCCGTTCACCGACCTGTTCGCTGGCGAGGACGACGATGCGGACCCTACGACGCCGCCCCCGACGGCGGCCTCGAACAACGACTCCGCGACAACCTCTCCGGCCTCTGCGCCTTCTACCGCCAAACGCCGGAAGCCTTCCGCCAAATGAGTTGGCTAGACCTGGAATCGGCCCTCTCGGGCTACCTGTCCGCCGCTAAGTCTCAGGAGTAATCCGTGGCGCTAAAGAACGTCGCCAAGATCATCATCACAGCGGATTCAAGGCAGGCCCGCCGCGAGTTCTCGCAGCTTGACCGCGACCTGAAGGACATGAAGGCGCGAATGAAGACGGGCGGTGCCCTGCTCGGCTCCCTGTTCGGCAAGGGCAAGGGCGACCTCACCCACCTCCAGAACGTCCGCAAGAACTTCGACGGCTTCAAGAAGTCGATGGGCGGCTGGACGGGGATGCTCTCGAAGGTCACGTCCGGGCTGGCGACCGTCGGCTACGGCATCGGCGCCGTCGGCGTCGTCATCGGCACCGTATTCGCCAAGGCGGTCAGTTCCGCAGCGTCCTTCGAGGACAAGATGAGCATGCTGTCGCGGCTCGCCAACACGTCAGAGAAGGACGTCGACAGCCTCTCCGACGCCGTCCTCGATATGTCGATGAACCTAGGCGTGGGTGCAAACGAACTCGCCGACGCGCTCTACTTCATCAAGTCGGCCGGTATCAAGAGCAGCGCCGAGGCGATGGACATCCTCGCCATCTCGGCGAAGGGCGCGGTCGCGGGCCTTGGCGACGTGGCGACCGTTGCCAAGACGATCACGGCGATGATAAACGCCTACGGCAAGGGGGCGCTCAGTGCCGCCGAGGCCGGGGACATCTTCATCCGCGCCGCCCAAGAAGGCTCGGCAGAGGCCAAGGAATACGCCGCCGAACTCCAGCAGGTAGTCCCGACCGCCGCCATGCTCGGTGTCGAACTCGGCGACGTGGCTGGGGCTATGGCCGTGATGACCAACCGGGGACTTTCCGCGTCAACCGCGGCCGTGTCACTAAACCAAGCCTTCGTCAACATCCTCAAACCGTCCAAGGCCGCGCTTGACTCCCTCAAGGAGGTCGGCCTCTCCGCCGACGACCTCAAGGCGAGTCTCGACGAACGCGGCATCATGCCGACCCTCGTCATGCTCCAGAAGGCGTTCAAGGGCGACAGCGCCGAGATGGTCAAGCTGTTCGGGAACGCCCGTTCGATGCGCGCCGTCTTCACCCTGCTCCACGGCGACTACGCCAAGACCGCCGAGACCATCGACCGCGTCATCGGCAAGAACGAGAAACTGGACAAGACGCTGAGACGTAGTCGCCGCTCGATAGACGGCGCGCGCCGCTCAACGCGCGGCCTGGCGAGCAGCCAGGGCGAACTCGGCGAGGCGTTCGATAAGGCCGAGCGGTCCACGTCGCAGAAGTACAACAAAGCGATGAACGGCCTCAAGGTCATCATGATCAAGCTGGGCGAGAAGGCAATCCCGGCCGTCAACCGCATGCTTGAGAAGATGAACACCGAGTACCTGCCGGCCGTTTCTGAGTGGGTCGACCAGAACGGCCCCAAGATCACGAAGTTCTGGAAGAACGTCGTCACGTGGGTGGAGAAGAACGCCCCCGCAATCGGCAGACTGGTCGGAGCCCTAGCAGGTCTGGCGACGTGGGTCGGGCAGAACGCCACGGCCATCCACGCCGCGCTGAACTTCATGTTCGCCCCCATCATCGCCGCCGCGAAGGCATGGGACGCGCTCAAGTCCGTCACTGGCACCGGTGCGGGCGGCGCTCAGTCCAAGGGCGGCAAGGGCGGGGCCGTGCCCGGAACCGGCAAGGGCGGCGACGGCGTCTCATCTCGCGTCCAATCCAGCGGCGCCGCCATCACCGTCAACGTCAACGGCCCCATAGTCGGCACCGGCCCCGGCAGCGCAGACGCCCTGGCGCGGCTCGTCGAACGGGCCATCCAGCAGCGGTCGATGCGAGTGGCGAGAGGATACGCATGACAATTTCGCTACTGTGGGGACCGGCCTCTCTGGACTTGAACGACGGCACGACCTACACCCTGCTCGACGGCGGCTTCGACCCCGGCGTCCCGATCCGCACGTGGGACGAGGTCGGCATGTACAGCGGCACATTCAACCGCCAAGTGAACGTGCAGGTCTCGTCGCTAGTGCAGATGCGGATAGTGGTACTGGTCGCGGCCGCGTCCCATGCCGCCCTCAAGACCGCGCTCGACGCCATCGACACCATCTGCGCCCTGTCGTCGGCCACGATGGCGTACTCGCCCGACGGCGGCACCACGACCTACTCCTACACGACCGTCTACTCGCCGCCCTGTACCTACGTCCGTGACGACTCCATGTTCCTGAACAAGTTCCGGGCGTTCGTGACTATCGAGCCGATGCGTCGGCCATGAAAGGACTGAAATGACCGACAACCTCGGGGTCCATACAGGCTCAGATGCGACCGTCGCCACCGACGACATCGGCGGCGTCCACTACCAAGAGGTCAAGCTCGTCTCGGGGACGAAGAACGCGACGACGCCGGTTAAGGCCGACTCCGCTACCGGCGCCCTGAACGTGATGCCATACGAGCACCACGAGATCCACGACGGCAGTTCGTTCACCTGCTCCTACACCGTCGACCTCGCCCAGAGTGCCAGCGCCAACCTGCTGATCGTCACCCCGGACACTACCAAATGGGCGCACTTCGGATACGAGGTCGATGTCGAGGTCGAAGCGCACGTCTACATCTACGAGGCGCCTACCGCGACCGCCGCGGCTAACCCCATCGTGGCCTACAACCGCGACCGGAACAGCCTCACCGCCGCCACCGTCGTCGTGACGCACACCCCGACCAGCGTCACCGAAGGCACCACGCTCATCCGAGAGGCGCACCTCGGCAGCCTCAAGAACGTCGGCGGTGAATCGGTAGACGCGCAGGAGTTCATCCTCAAGCAGAACACCAAGTACCTGTTCCGGGTGACGAACGTGATCAACAACGCGCCCAACTACATCACCATCCGCCTCAACTGGTACGAACATACCTCGCTCTAAATGACCCCGTACCTGCTCATCCCGACAGACGAGATACCGCTCTCCAATAGCAGCGGCGCCAATCCGTGCTTTGACGGCACCCTCTCAATCGACGTCGCCGGGACCGAGTGGAATGCCAGCGCCGTCGGCCTCGTCTGGTCATCGACCATGCCCGGCGGGTATGCCTCGTGCAGTTTCACGATTCCCGACGTGTACCCGTACGCGCCCGCGCTGACCGGCATCGCCACCGACGCCGTCGTGACCATCACGCACGGCGCCGGGCCGGAGACCGTCTGGGTCGGCGTCATCTGCAACGATCCCAGCATCGGGTACGCAGGCGAGACGGCGTACGTTACCGTCGAGTGCGAGGGCTATCTGTCGGTTGCGCGCAGGCGGCAGGACTTTTGCCGGGAGTGGTCAACGCAGAGTTACGAGACCTTCGTCGAGCACCGGGCGTCGAATCAGAACTACTCGATGACCTCAGACGGCATGATCGAGGTTCGCGCCGAGCAGGAGACGCACTACAAGAACCAGTCCTGGGCCGGGTACTTGGTCTGCATGAACAACATGCTCGGACCGCTGGGGCCGTCGACCTTCGAGTACTGGGGAGACATCGCTTTCGACTACGCGGGCAACCTCGGCAGCGCCAACGCCTGGGAGTTCTGCGTCTACTGCGGCGCATACGCCGACACGCTCGCCACCATCGAGGCGACGACCCTCATCTGCCGCATCACCGGCGACGGCGGCGCCCTATCGGGCAGCATCGCGCGCCCCTGCTTCGACTCGTACCTGTACTTCATCCTGAAAAACGACAGCGGCGGGACACTGGACCCGGCCGCGAACCGCTACATACAGGTCACGAACCTGACGATGCGTACGGCGTGGTACACGCCCATGAACATCACCAACATCTCGACCGCCAACCCGACCGAGTGCACGACCACCAGCGCGCACGGCATGGTCAACGGCGACTACGTCATCATCGCCGACACCGCTTCGACGCCGAACATCGCCGGGCGCCGACAGATCACCAAGACCGCCAATACCACCTTTACCGTCGCCGTGAACGTGAGTAGCGGCACGGCCACGGACGCGACGGCGATTCAGGAGAAGACCTACAGCGTCGACAACGTCATGGCGAACATCGGCACGGCGACCGGGCTGGCCGTGACCACCGACACGGACACGCTCGACACCCTGACCCACGCCGTGATTCGCCCGTACATGACCTACGCCGACGCCCTGTCCGAGATCGCCGCCCTCAATAGCGTCGCGTTCGACTGGGGCTTCTGGGGCACCGAGTTCTTCGCCACCGAGCGCCCCGCCGTCGTGGCCATCCCCGCCGGCCATCGCTACATCATCGACGGCGCCACGACCCCCGGCATCGAGGTCGACCTGCACGAACAGCCGGACGGGTACGCCGACTACGTCCGTGTAGTCTACGCCGACCGCGCCGGTGGCACGTACCCGGACGGGACCATTCTGCAGACCGTGCGCCCATCCGACCCCGGCTGGACCGACGCCTCGAAGCGCGTCGCGATCCTCGACCTCTCTGGCACGACCATGGACGCCGCGGCTGCCGCTGCCGCCGGGGACCAGTACCTCGAATGGGCCGCCGCCAACCGCGAGCAGGGAACCGTCACCGTGCGCGTGCCGTACCTGCCGCTGGCCGAAGGCGGGGAAAAGCTCGCCATCTACGCCAAGGCCGGGGACTGGCTCGGAGTCAGTCAGATCGCCGCACACGAAGCCGCGCCGCTGCTCATCACCGGCGTCGATGTCGATGCCGACTCCGGAACCGTGACGCTTTCCATCGGCGAGAACAAGAACGAGTTCGTCGCCAGCATGCTATCCGGCCTGTCGCTGGTCGGGGGACCGCCGAAGATCATACAGGGGACACCATTCGGACCCGGAAAGGGGTTCCCAGGATGACCGCCAACGAGCGCAAGATCCTCGGCATAGAAGACGAGCAAGACCTGCGTGACATGCGGACCATGCTCTTTTCGATGACGACGCACATGGGCCGCATCACGGGCCAGTTTGAGGAAATGGAGCGGCAGCGAGCAGAGGAGCGCAAAGAGGACCGCGCCTGGAAAGCCGAGATTCGCACGACGCTCGACGCCGTGCCGAACACCATCGCCACCGCCATTGAGAGGTGCAGAGAAGCGCGCGTCCTAGCGACGCAGCCGACCGTGACGGCCGTCACCGACGTAAAGCTCGTCACCGTGGGCGTCGCCAAGGCAGCGGGCGTCATCACGCTCCTGTCCGGCGCCATATACGGCGTCGTGAAACTCGTCGAACTCATCTGACTCACTCCGAGGGGGCATCCTTCCCCGCTGTGGCCGTCCCCCTCCGGCCGCCGAACGCCTCGCCTGCATCCCGACAAGGAACCGCAGGCGGGGCGTTCATTCGTTCCTGCGAGTTTCCACATTCCCCCGGCCGGACGGAGAGCGGAGACTGCACCCGTCTACCAGCGGAGGTCATCGTGATCGGATTCGCCATCAAGTCATACCCCGCCCGCACGACCTGCTATGCGGCGCGGCCGGGAGGGGCGGGCGATGTGTCCCTGTTCGTGCTCCACCACACGGCCGGCACCGGGACCGCGGAACGGGTCGTGGACTACCTGAACTCCATCGGCCTGTCCGTCCACTACGTCGTCGACAAGCTCGGGCACATCGTCCAGAGCGTGCCCGACGCCAAGATGGCCTACCACGCCGGGGACAGCTCCTTCGGCGGGCGCGAGCACTGCAACGAATACAGCACCGGCGTCGAGATCGTCAACCTGGGCAACGGAATCGACCCGTTCCCCGACGCGCAGGTGCGCGCGGTCGCGTACCTGGCCCACTTGCAGATGAAGCGGCATCCGAAGATCACGTACGCGCGCATCACGGACCACAAGCGCATCAGCCACGAAGGCAAGATAGACATGCGCGGGAACTGGCCGCAGACGAAGTTCCGCAAGTATCTTGAGGAGTACAACCGCCCGTCGCTGACCGGGCGCGAGAAGCGGCGTCTGTCGCGGCGACTGCGGCGGGTATCGAGCGCGTCGCTGTCGTGGGTCACGCGGCTGGTGAAGCGGATAAAGAAGGGGCGTGCATGAGTTGCCGCCTGCGATCCAACAGTGTGAGGCGTGCCAGCGAGACTGCCCCGTTGACATCGAGCACGTGCAATACGACCGGGCCACGGGCAGGCGCGTCGCCTCGCTCTACTTCTGTTCGGGCACATGCTGGAAATACTGGGCTCGCCAGATTGCAAAGCTGCCCGCGAAGCCGCTCACGGTCGGGACACGGGTTCGCATCGGGGGGGAGTAAGTGAGGCTCAATACCGTAACTGAGCGCGTCAAGTTCGGCCAGACCATCACGCTCTACCCGCTCGGCGACATCCACCTCGGAAGCGCCAACTGCGACCGCGACCTACTGTTTGAGACCGTTGCTGAAATCAGGCAGAACCCGGACGCGCGCTGGATCGGGATGGGCGACTACATCGAGGCCATCACGCCGACCGACAAACGCTGGCAGGCCGGTGGCATCGACCAGAAGATCGTCGACCTTGGCGCCGTGGACCGTATCTGCGACGTGCTCGTAGACAAGACCGCCTCGATCCTGAACCCCATCATCGACAAATGCTGGGGCATGGGCGACGGCAACCACGAGTCGAGCAGCAACGCCAAGTACAGCACCAACCTCGTGATACGGATGCTGGAGCAGATGCACCGCCCCGATCTGTACGCAGGCTGGAGTGCCATCACGCGCGTCGTGATGACCCCGCGCGGCGCTCGGCTGCCGTTGCGCATCTTTCACATGCACGGGTATCAGGCCGGCCGCAAAGACGGCGCCAAGATCAACGGCCTCGACGACCTCATGGGCTACATCGACGACTGTCGCATCTACCTCGTCGGCCACTCGCACTCGAAGCTCATCAAGACGAAGACGAAGCTGAGCGCGAATCAGTCCTTCACCGACTTCCACGCCGAGACCGTCTACGGCGCCCACTGCGGCTCGTTCCTGCGCACCTACGAGAAGGACCAGACCGGATACGGAGAACGCGCAGGTTATCCACCGACGCCGCTGGGCACGATCAAGTTCCTGCTCACACCACGGGAGAAGACGCGGGGCGGCAAGCGGGAGACGCGCATCACCATCGAGGCCGTGCAGTGATCCCCCTCGTCATCCGCACACAGGACGGGCGCCTGTACCTCATCCGCTGCCCCCGTTGCGGCAAGTCCAATCCCGTGCTCTGCATCCCGTCCGGCGTCTGCGATTACTGCGGCTACGTCGCGGAGGAGGGTGACGTGAAATGAGCGGCAAGTACCGCACCATCGTTGCCGATCCGCCGTGGAGCTACGACGACGGGTTCCCACAGGGTCCGGCGCATGGAGTCAGACGCGCCACTGTGAAACTCCCGTACCCGTCTATGTCCGCAACTGAAGTCGCAGCCCTGCCCGTGCCGGAATGGTGCGAGCGGGACTGCTGGCTGTTCCTCTGGACGACGAATCGTTATCTGCCCGATTCGTTCAGCATCGTCGAGGCGTGGGGGTTCCGGTACACGCAGACGATTACGTGGCGCAAGACCGGCTGCCCGTCACCGTTCGTTCGCAGCGTGGCGCCGCAACACTCTGAGTTTCTGCTGGTCGGCAGACGCGGGCACCCTCGCCGCGATGGCTCGTTCCCGACATCCGTTATCGACGCCCCCGCTCAGTCGAGACATAGCGCGAAGCCAGAGGTGTTCATGGACTACGTCGAGGCCGTCGGCGAGGGTCCACGTCTTGAGATGTTTGCCCGCCGCAATCGCCTTGGCTGGGATACGTGGGGCAATGAGGCGCTTGAGCACGTGACGATGGGGGCGGCGAAATGACCGTGATCCCCTACCTCACCCAAAAGAAGCGCCTCATCAAGAACCTCGACGCGGCCCGGACGATGCTGCGTTCCCTGGTCGCCGACGACGCATACCTCTCCTACGCCATCGAAGTCGCCGTGGAGCGGCACGAGGAAGGGTTCACGCAGTACGGCGACGCCCTCATTCGTACAGAGGATTATAAGATTGACTGCGACATCATCGAGGAGATCGCGGACGCGCTCGTGTACCTGGCCGAGAAGTCGGCGCGGGAGCGGGAGACGTGAGAGTCGCCATCGCCCAAGTCGACGGCAAGTGGCCGAATCTGGCGCTGGCGAAGATCGCTGCGTATCACCGAGCGCGGGGTGATTCCGTCGAGTGGTTCTCGCCGCTCGCTCATCTAGATCGCCGAGGCTGTGAATCGGTGTATGCGAGCAAGGTATTCAAGGACACGGTTGACGACCCATACCTACCACTCGACACAGTTTGTGGCGGGTCTGGCTATAGCCTGGACGGGAGGCTGCTGCCCGAGATTGAGCGGATGAAGCCCGATTGGTCGCTGTGGCCGACGTGGCCGCACGACATGGGCTTCAGCACGCGCGGTTGTGTGCGTAAGTGCCCGTTCTGCATCGTGCCCGAGAAGGAGGGGCCGATCCGCGTCGTGGCAGAGTTCGGCGACCTCACGACGTATCGCAAGACGATGAAGCTTCTCGACGGCAACGTGACCGCCGCACCGATCGAGCACTTCCGCCACTTCTGCGACGCGGCTACAGCGTCGCGCGTCGAGATCGAGTTCAACCAAGGGCTCGACGCTCGCCTGCTCACCGACGAACACGCCGCCATCATCGCCCGCTCGAAGTTCGCCCGCTACATTCACCTCGCCTTCGACCACGTCGGAGACGAGGCGGCGGTACGGCACGCCATCGCCACGATGCAGTCAGCAGGAGTGCCCGCGTCCCGCCTCATGTTCTTCGTGCTGGTCGGCTTCGACACAACGAAAGAGGAGGACATGTACCGAATCGAACTCCTGCGCTCGCTCGGCTGCTACCCGTTCGTGATGCCGTTCGATCGCCACGACCGCTACCAGCGCGACCTGACGCGATGGTGCAACAAGTACCAGCACCGGAACGTAACGTGGGCGGAGTACCGGAAGGTGATAGCAGCATGACCGACCAACCCGTCTGGACCTGCGCCGACTGCGGTATCGAGCACGGCAACGGCGAGCCGCAGTTTGCGACCTGGCATATGGGCACGTGCGGCGTCTGTGGCTGTCGCCGGGCGGTCACAGAGCCGAGGGACTATGGCTACCTGCGGCCGTCGTGGCGGGTGAACGTGGGTACGGGCCGTCCCCCGGTTGGTGCCACGACCAAGGACGTTGGTCAATCGACCACGGAGCCGAACCCGTTCCCCGGCCTGCTGTATGACCTGATTGACGAGGCGCGGCATGTTTCCTAAACGGGGCAACTTTACTGTCACAGGAAACATGACCGGCCCCGGTGCACGTCCGGTGCGCGAAACGCCTACAAAACTAGCCATTGGCGCACGAGACGACAAGTGGCAACCCGCTCGCGTAAACGAGCACGAGACGCGAGGTTCTGCATGAGAACCGGCCTCACCTACTCCCCCAACGCCGACGAACTCCCCTGCCCCGAATGCGGCAGCCGGGTCGCGTACGAGTACGGCGCGCGTGGCAAGCGGCGACGTGATCGCTATGGCACCTGCACCGGGCGCGGGCTCCTGCTCACGCCCTCGTTCGTCGACGGCGCCTGGATGGGGCGGTTCTGGGCGGAGGGGTTTGCGTGGGAATCGTTCGCGGAGTTCGTGACGAGGCGAGCACGAGAACTGCGCGAGTTGAGCACTGACAACTCCGGGCGGCGGGAGTTGCGCGCGCGTGAGTAGCAGGCTGATTCACGGCGACTGCCTCGAAGCGATGGCCGCGATGGAAGCGGGCAGCGTTGACGCGGTCGTGACTGACCCGCCCTACGGCCTCGCATTCATGGGCAAGCACTGGGACCACGGCCTGCCCGGCGTCGACTTCTGGACCGAAGCCCTCCGCGTCCTGCGCCCCTCCCACTACCTCCTCGCCTTCGGTGGCACCCGCACATGGCACCGCCTCGCCTGTGCCCTTGAGGATGCAGGCTTCGAGATACGCGACACGCTGATGTGGCTGTACGGCAGCGGCTTCCCCAAAGGCACCGCCTGTCTCAAGCCCGCGTGGGAGCCCATCATCCTCGCCCGCAAGCCGGGGCCGAAGCGGGCGCTGGGGATTGAGGAGTGCAGGGTTTCCACCACCGACGACCTCAATGGCGGCGCATACGCACAGAACGGCAACCGAGTTGACCTACCCGGAGCAGAGAGAAGCGTCGCGGCCGCAGGGATGTGGGCCGCTGGGAAGACGGTGGGAGCCGACTTCGTGCAGCCCTCCGGCCGCTACCCCGCGAACCTCATCCTCGACGAAGAGGCGGGGGCGATGCTGGGGGACAAGGCGAGGTTCTTCTTCTGCGCCAAGGCGTCGCGGGCGGAGAGGGAGGCGGGACTGTTCATGCAGCATGAACGGTTTGCGCCAACGATGGGCAACGGAATCGGCGGCAGGGAGCACGACCCGCTGACGGCGACGCCCAGGGGGAACCACCACCCCACCGTCAAGCCCCTCGCCCTCATGCGCTGGCTGGTCAAGCTCGTGGCCTATCCCGGCGACACCGTGCTCGACCCGTTCCTCGGCAGCGGCACCACCGGCGTCGCCTGCGCCGAAGAGGGGCGCGAGTTCATCGGTATCGAGCGCGAGGCCGAGTACGTGGAGATTGCACGGGCGAGGATTGGGGCCGCAGAGGCGCAGACGAGGCTATGCGTGTGACCATTGACAACTTGAAGCGCCCGGATTGACAAGTTTTCGTGCAAGAAAACGTGACATTTCGAGACTGCCCAGTCGACTCGGAGACGCCACTGCAACCGACAACCGTTCTGGGCATGTGGGAGCCGCGATTCCCGTGGCGGGGAGAGTTATCGGAAGCGGCAGGGCGCGTCGCAGGAACGGGGGCACGCGCCACGAGTCTGACCCGGCTCCGATGCCGGCGTAGGACTCATCCGGGGCCGTGACCGTACCGAGAGTGCGGCGCGGCCCCTTCTGAATTTCCACATTCCCCCGGCCCTAGCCGCTCGATAGCGTGGACCCGTCTCGTTTGTCGGCTGCTTGCTCAGTCGGCGCGGGGGCGGTTCTCGCCCAGCCGCCGGAGCCGCCCCCGGTCTTATCAAACGGCAAAGGAGAAGGTTTGCGAAATGCCCTCAAGCTTTCCACCATCACTGCAACGCTCGCGGTCGCATTGGCCGTGCTGGCCGCTCCTACTTCTGCCGGCCATTCTCCTCGCCACACTGGCGACGGTCGCCCGGCGCCGGTCAAGGTGCATCACCATCACCCCGCCGCCGCGCCGCTCACGGGACGGGCACTGTGGCGGCACCGGATCGACGTGCGGTTCGGGTACTGGGGACGACATTTTGGGCGACACTGGGGGCTGGCCGAATATCAGCTTGCCCTGCGGGTGGTCGAGCGCGAGTCCGGTTGGTGCCCCCGCGCCAGCAACGGTGGCACTTACCGGGGGCTGTTTCAGATCTGGTACGCACACGCGCCCGGACGCGACCTCTACAACCCGCTGTCCAACATCGAGTGTGCCGCCCAGCTCTGGGGCCGGTGCGGCTGGTCGCCCTGGAGCCAAACCGCCTACTGAGAGGGGATGAGATGCGCGAACGCTGCGGAGAGTGTGGCCGCAAACGGAAGCGGCCAAGGAATCGGGAGTGTGCCGAGCCATTCGGCGCGTCCACCATCGACGAGCTGGCACAGGCCATCTACACCACCTTCCACGGTCACGACGCGCTCGCTGACGAGCCGTGGGACCTGTTCAGCAACCAGGACGACGACGGGGTCGTGGTCGCATTCCGTGACGCCGCCTATGCCGTGAAACGTGCCCTCGACGAGGCGGGAATCGGGCGGGCCTACGACAACGAGCGGGACTGGTAATGCGTGACGATCACTTCATCCCAGTCTGGGCCGCCGTCACGTTCGTCGTCGGCTTCATCCTCGCAGTCACAACCGTCGCCGTATGGGCGACGCTACTCGACTAGAGGGGGAACGCATGAAGGGATCGATTACCGCAACGGAACGCGAACTAGCGGCAGCCTTCACGGAGTGGGACCGGCGCTATCGGGAGGAGCCCGAACGATTCCAGTCCGAGGCCGTGCATTTGCTCAGGGAGACAGCCGAGACATACGGGGACGCGTGTGCCCCGTACCTCGTCAAGATTCTCAACGAGAACAAGAAGGGGAACGCATGAACGTGACAGTCCTAAAAGCCTTCATCTACGACCTCGCCACCACCGTCGCCACCCTCGTCGCCGTGTGGCTGACCGTGCCCGACAACGTGAGCGCCATCGGCGTCGGCGACGCGCTCGTGCCCATCGTCGTGGGCCTCGCCGGTGCCGGGTTGCTGGCGCTGAGGCGGTACAGGATCGAGAACGGGACGACGAAGTGGTGAACGGTTACAACCTGTCGGGGCTCACAGTAACCGACTATACCGTCGGTAGTGACGGGACCGTGACCATCAGCGGCTTCTACAACGACAGCGTCTCGGCGGCGAGCACCAAGCCTGACGGCTACTTGGCCAGTTCGTGGGCGTGGTCGGACGCGACTGTAGACGAGGCCATTCGGAGCATCACAGACTCAACAGAGGGGAGCCCAATGGGCGGAGACACCTGCAACCACTGCGGCGCACGTCGCGAGTGGACGAGTTCGGAGTCGAGCGCGAGCTATCGGAAGGACGGCAGGCAGAAGACACAGCGGGACTTGTCCCTCATCGGCTACCGCTGCGGCACCGTCGTCTCGAAGTCGTCGCACTCGACGTTCGGCAAGGACGGCCTCGAACAGCACAACGATCCCTGGACCGTCGACGTTCGCGGAGACGCCTGCAAGTAGCCAAGACTGCGCGCTTGCTCGCGCACTGAGACGGCTTCCCAGCCGCAGAACGCCCCCCGTATCCGCAACGGGGGGCGTTCGCCGTTCCGATTCCGCCGCAATCGACCAAATGCTTGACAAGCCGACGACGCCGCCGTAAAGTCCGCATCGGAGGCAAAAGCGACGCCTCCACAGCGACCGGGAGGGGCTTGGCAAGCGGCATGCTGGGAGCTAGCCACAGGAACTTCGTCAATCAGCCGCTTTCCGTCCCTTCCCCTCGCTACAATGAGCCACCGGACCAGCCCCCGGTGGCTCTTTTTTCGTGGGCAGAGAGGAGGAAGTAGCAGCTACGGAGAGTGACTGACTAGGAGGAGAGATGTCTCGTCATAGACGAGGCGACGCCACTCCGCAAAGACCGGCGCCGCCCCAGTACCCGAGAACCGCGAAGAACCCAGGGACCGTCCGCGAGTATAGCACGGCTCAACGCCTCGTCACCTGCTGGCAAGACGCCGTCGCCCTCGGCGGCGCCCTCGTCTTGATCTGGTTCATCGCGGTCATCATCTACGCGGTCGCGGTATTCATCATGGCGGTGGCGGGATGACCTTCGAGGACGCATTCTGCAGGATGCTTGAGCGAGACCACGCCCTCGCGGCGTTGTTCCCGCGTTCGCCCGCTTATCGCTACTTCAGCCACAGGGGCTATCGCTACTGCTGGACGACGGAACGTATGAGCGGCGGCGTGTACCAGAGTTTCGTTTACCAGCCCGTCGGCAAGGGTTCACGCAGTGGCGAGGCCAAGACGTTGAAGCTCACGCGCGTAGTCAGCCACAAGACGCGCCGGGCAGCCAAGGCGCGCGCCGAACGCCTCTACGAGAAGGCGGTGGCCTCGTGAGCTCCTACAGAAAACTCCAAAAGACCGTCCGCGACGCCCAGAAGCGGGCCGACCGCGACGGCGCCGAGTTCTGCATCGTGCAGATGGGCGACGTCCTCTACGTCCGCACCCCCGCTCGCGCCCGGAACATGGTCCGCAAGCACTCCGACGCCAAGATCGTGGCGCGGGTCAAGCCAGCGGACGTGGCCGCATGAAGATCGCCTGCGAGTCCTGCCCCCACTTCCTCGTCGGCTACAGCGGCACGCGCCCGGTCGTGTACATGGACGCGCCGCCCGATCCGAGCTGCCAAGCGGATGAGGGCGTGGAGTGTCCTGAGGACGGGGACGAGGATGTCTGACTTCGCCACCTACGCCGCCGTAAAGGCCGTCAACTGGTCCACCCTCCGTGCCCTGCAACGGTCCCCGCTCCACTACCGGCACCGGCTGGCAACCCCGCGCCCGGACACGGACGCGATGGCGTTCGGCAGGGCCGTCCACTGCGCTGTCCTGGAGCCCGACCGCTTTCCGGAGCAGTTCGTACTCTGGGACGGCGGCCGGCGCGCGGGCGGGGACTGGAACGAGTTCGTCGCCGTGAACGCCAACCGGACCATTCTCAAGGCAGACGACTATGGACGCTGCCTAGCCGTCCGCGACGCCGTGCAGGGGCACAGGGCGGCTCACAGGCTACTCCGCAGAGGTAAGGCGGAACAGACCGTCACCTGGTCAGACCCGCAGACCCGCATCCGTTGCAAGGCGCGTCTCGACTGGATCGGCCCGGAAGCGGCCGTCGACCTGAAAACGACGCGGGACATCGAGCAGGAAGCGTTTGGGCGCGTCGTCCACAACCTGGGCTACTTAGGGCAACTGGGCTTCTACGATAACGGGCTCCAGGCGAACGGCATCATCCTGCCCTGGGCCATCATCGCGGTCGAAGCGGACCCGCCGCACGACGTCGCCGTGTACGTGGTCGACGACGAGACGCTGGACTACGGGCGCGACACGGCCTGGGAGCTCCTGCACAAGCTCAAGCGGACGCGGGGGCGGAAGGCGCAGGGGCAGTACCCGGTGCCGGTGCCGCTGCTGCTGCCGAGGTGGGCGATTCCTTACTCTGACGAGATCGAGGTATTGACATGAAGACTGCGACACTCATCAAGCGGTTCGACTCCGGCGAGTTCAATGGCGACGCGAGGCTGTACAAAGTCGACCCGCCGATGCCGCTGCGTGATTGGACGGCCGACAAGCTGGGCGTCAAGGACACCGAGTACGTCGTGGTATCGGCCGTGACGCTGGACTTTGGCGGAATGATGCGCGGTCAGTCCATCTACAACTCCACCGAAACCTACATCTTTCCCGCCGACGAGACTGGAGAGATAACCGACTGGGGTGAGTTGGACGGCTCAATGAAGGGCACGCTCAAGCACTCCGAGGCGCTTCGCGAGGCCGGATACGAGGTGGCAGCATGACCAAAGGACTTTCATTCGACGAACTCTACCCCGGCAACTTCATCAAGGCCGGCGAGTTCCAGGGCAAGGCCGTGACCCTGACGATCACCACGGTCAAGCGCGAGATGCTGTCCAACGGGGCCGGTGGCGAGGAAGGCGCCGTCACCGTGTCCTTCCACGAGACGCCCAAGCAGTTCGTGATGAACAAGACGAACGCGGTCTGTCTCCGCGCCATGTGGGGAGACGACTCCGGCGACTGGATCGGCAAGAAGGTGACGCTGCATCCCGTCAAGGACGACAGCGGCCTGTCCGAGTCCGGGCTCTGCATCCGCGTCAAGGGCTCGCCGCTGCTCACCAAGCCGCTCAAGTTCAAGGCCCATGTGGGGCGCAAGATGCTGGTGCAGACACTGACCCCAACTGAGGCCAAGTCCAACCCTGTACCCGAACCTGAGACTACGCACGACACCGGCACCGACGAGGACTTCGGCGCGCTGTTCCCCGATGGCGACCCCGATGACTAGCCCCCCCCTCACCTGGCAATCCGCCCCCGACGCCCTCAAGGTCGAGGAAGCGGCCGAGCTCGTGCGCGTGGGCCGTGGCGTGGGCTATACCCGCATCCGTCGCGGGGACTGGCCGTACTTCCGCGTCGGGCGCCTCATCCGCATCGACAAGCGGGAACTGGCGCTGAGGCTGGGGGTGGAGTTGTGACCGTCCAAGTAGCCCCCACCGACTACACCCCCGTCCACGACCCCGACATCGCGGAGAAGGTCATCAACGATCTCATCGCCTGCCCCGGTCAGTGGCGCGAACCCTGCGCCCTGTTCGGTGTCGATGCCACGCAGGCCCGCGAGATCGTCGAAGGGGGCCGCGCCTGTGGCCTGCTCATCGAAGGGCACGGCAAGGGGCGGCGCGGGTACCGGTTCCTGTGCTGGCGCAAGCTCTGGGGCAGGCGCCGGGCATGGCAGATATTCGAGGCACTGGAAGAGACGATGACACGGCCGCTCTCGCTGATTCGCGAGGTCGCCGAGCAGGGCACGCAACTGGCACTGTTCGCGGCCTTCGACCGGGGACGGTTGTGCGATTGGAGGGGACGATGACACTGTACAAGACAATGGACGGCACCAAAGGCGCATACGGGCACGGCGAATGGTTCATGCCCCACGGTAAGCGGCCCGGCAAGTGGATGCCGAAGGTGCCCGCCGTGTTGTGCGAGAGTGGCTACCACTTCTGCGACGATCCGCTCGATTTGCTGGGGCACTACGGACCCGACCTCTACGAGGTCGAGGTGCGCGGGGAAGTCGTCAAGGGCAACGACAAGTCCTGCGCGGAGCAGGCGCGGCTACTGCGCCGGGTGCCCGCGTGGAGCGACTACACGCTGCGGATGTTCGCTATCGACTGTGCTCGGCGAGTCGCCTATCTCGTCAAGGACGATGACGAGCGCGAGTTGTACGGCGACATCCTCGACCTGCTCACCGGCTTCGCCGAGTTCGGCACCGGAGGGATTGATGGCGCGGCGCGGGACGCGGCGTGGGGCGCGGCGCGGGGCGCGGCGCGGGGCGCGGCGCGGGGCGCGGCGCGGGGCGCGGCGGGGGGCGCGGCGCGGGGCGCGGCGCGGGGCGCGGCG